AGGAAGTGGAGAGTAAAACTTTATTTAGTACATTAAATCTCAAAATATAAATTATGTCAATCGTTTCAGAAAAAAAGTTTTTAACAGAAGAAGAAAAAAACACGTTAAAAGAAATTCAAACAAGTACCCAAGCTCTTATTGCTGAGTTGGGAGAAATTGAATTAGTTAAAATCCAATTGGAATCACGTTATGATAACGCGAAAAAGTTCTTAGCCGAACTTGGTGAAAAAGAAAAAGAATTTACCCAATCGGTATTTAACACATATGGTAGAGTTAGCATTAACCCTGAGACTGGCGAAATCACCCCAGTAGAGTAATCTAGGTTATAATACACCATATTTATAATATATGGCACAAACCCTATCAACTTCAGGAATAGTTACTGGACAAGATGTTCAACCATGGCATGTTACCCAATCAATAGATGCTTTTACTAGAGTAAGTGCTTTTGATATTACAATATCTGGTTCATTTACATTAACTGGAAGTTTAAACGTTAGTGGAAGCATTTTAGGTATAACATCTGAATCTGCTTCAATTGCTATAACATCTTCCTTTACCAATCAATCCAGTGTTGCCAATTCATCTTCTTTTGCAGGGTATAACTCTGGAGATTTATTAACTTTGCAATTATACGCTCCCCAAATTGCTACTTTAGCAGCAAGTACTACATATTATGTGGGAGTAGGAACTAGTCTTATAACTGCTAATAATAGAACTGGAATAGTTGTTCCTATAAATGCTACTATAGTTAAAGCAGTTATAATTTCCTCTATAAAAGGATCTACTACAGCCATGACATCTGTTCCATCTATCATGAAAAATGGTACTTCTATTGCTTCTCTTGAAAGTTTAAGATATGATGCTGCTAGTAATTTTATATTATCTAATATCAACCAGTCAATAACTGCAGGAGACAGACTAAGTATCCGCCTTGTAACTACTTCAGGAGCAACTCCAACTAATGTTACTCATAAAATGATTTTAACCTTAAAACCTCTTTAATGGCATCTACCTTATCAAATAGTGGAATATCCTCAGGTAGTATGGTTGAAACAACTCATATTACTCAAATAGTTGATGCTTTTACAGGTACGCAAGCATATGATATTACTTTATCTGGTTCTTTAACAGTAACAGGTAGTGTAATTTTAAATACTGCTATTAATAAAAACTTTTTTGGCACTGCATCTTTTGTAACAACATCTTCATATGCCCCATCCGCTAGTAATGCATCATATGCTTATACAACTTCATTTGCAAATAATGATACTACATTTTTAGAATTTTATCACCCTATAGGAACATTTAATTCTTCATCCACTTTTTATTTTTCAGATGGAGAACCTGTCTCTAGCTTAGAAAGTATAGGAACAGTTTTACCATTTAATGGATTAATAGTTAGTGCTAGTGCTACTTCAATTGTTAATGGTTCTACTGGGACATACCAATCATCCATTTCTCTCCTTTCAGGGAGTACTCAAGTTCAAATTGGAGATTTAACATATTCAGAAAAAAATCAAACAGTAAGAAATGCAATTAATATCCCATTCACCGCAGGTAGTTTAATATTATGCAGATTTGTTACTGAAAATGGCACTACTCCAACAGATGTTATACATAACGTAATTTTATATATTAAACATAATGGCTAATATATTATCTAAAACAGGTATCCAAGCTAATACTGTCATTAAACCATGGCATGTTACCCAATCAATAGATGCTTTTACAGGTACACAAGCATATGATATTACTTTATCTGGTTCTTTAAATATAATTGGTTCTTTAAATTTAAATTCTCCTGTAACAGGAAGCTTAATTACAAGTGCTTCTTATGCTATTACATCCTCATTTGCTTTAACTGCTGTTTCTGCAAGTAATGTAAATTATGCTTTAACATCATCTGATGTTACATTTTTACAATTACATCATGGGTTATTTCAAAACCCTACTCAAAATACAACATACTACTTTGCCATAGAACCACTATCTGGATCAGGAATTACATTAACAACAGATTCAGGTAAAGTAGGAACATATTCTCCTAAAACCGGAATTACTTTTAATAGATGTTCTATTACTACAACAGTGCAAGGAACCCTAGGAACCTCAGAAGCATCAGCTTATACTTTAGTTATAGGAGGATCAAGTGTATCTTTACCTAGTTTATCCCATAATCAACCTATTTCCTCCAGCACTAACACCATTTCAGATATTTCTTTAAGTGCTTTTGATTCAAGAATTTATGTTACTTGGAGAACCCCAACAACATGGGTAACAGCACCAACAAGTGTTTCTCATAATATAGTTTTATATGGGACTCGAGGAACAGCAAATATATAGTAAATAGTTAATCTAGGCCAAAATACACCATATTTATAATAAAATAATTTATAATGGCAGAAACAATTGTCTCACCTGGTGTATTAGCGATAGAAAACGACCAATCCTTTGTAACTCAACAACCTGTACAAGCAGGTGCTGCTATCATAGGACCAACAGTTAAAGGTAAAGTAGGTATCCCTACTCTAGTAACTTCATATAGTGATTATTTAAATAAATTTGGTGCTACTTTCCTTAGTGGGAGTAGCACTTATACTTTTTTAACATCAATTACTGCTTACAATTATTTTGCAGGTGGTGGAAATACTTTACTAGTTACTCGTGTAGTAAGTGGTAGTACATCAACAGATTGGACTCCTGCTACTTCATCATTCATTTCATCCTCAGCTCATAGTGCTGGTTCACCATATAATACCAATGTTTTTGTTTTAGAAACATTATCTGAAGGTATTATTATGAATAGTGTTGGACCTACAGGTTCAAACGATACATTGCTTAGTGGATCCTCAGAAAATTATAGATGGCAAATTGTTTCTCCGGACACTACTAATGGAACATTTTCTTTAGTAATTCGTCAAGGAAATGATTCAAGTGTTCAACAATCAACTTTAGAAACTTGGGGTCCTCTTTCACTTGACCCATTTGCTTCAAATTATATTGAAAAAGTAATTGGTAATCAAGTTGAAAATATAGCAGTTGATAATGGAGAATATTATCTTCAAATGTCTGGAAGTTATCCAAACCAATCTTCCTACATTCGCGTTAAACAAGTAAACCAAACCACTCCAAATTATTTCGATAACGTTGGTAATCCAAAATCAGAATATACTGGTTCAATTCCAACAACTCAAAGTGGTGTGTTTGGTAATGGAAAAGGAAATATTATCCCAACAGGTATTGCTGGTGCATATTATGAAAACATCACCAATGCTAATATTCAAGGGTTAACAGCTAATGCATATACTGATTCTATTTCATTATTAGCAAATAAAGATGCATATAATTACAATTTACTAGTTGCTCCGGGTTTAATAGCTGATCCAACAAATTTTCCTTTACACAATAACGTAGTAAATCAAATGATTACTCTTGCTCAACAAAGAGGAGATTTTATGGTAGTAACAGATCTAGTAGGATATGGATCTAACCTTAACCCAGTAATTACTAGTGCTCAAACAAAAGATACTTCATATGCCGCAGCTTATTGGCCTTGGTTATACACCGTAGATCCAAGTACGTCTAATTTAGTTTGGGTTCCTACAGCAACTTTAATTCCAAGAGTATATGCACAAAATGATGCTATCGCTTACCCTTGGTTTGCCCCAGCAGGAATTAATCGTGGTATAATGACATCAGTTGTTAAGACCGAACGTGTATTAACCCAAGGAAATAGAGATTTACTTTATAAAAATAATATAAACCCAATTGCAAATATTGCTACTGCTAATGGGTCTGCAATAACAGTATTTGGACAAAAAACACTACAAAAAAGAACTACTGCTTTAGACCGTGTAAACGTACGTCGTTTATTAATTGAGCTTAAAAATTATATTTCTCAAGTAGCAGATACATTTGTATTTGAACAAAACAATGAGATTACACGAAATAACTTTTTATCTCTAGTTAATCCTTATTTATCATTAGTTCAACAACAACAAGGTTTAACTGCATTTAGAGTTATAATGGATGAAACAAATAATCCACCCTCAGTTGTAGACCAAAACCAATTAATTGGTCAAATTTATTTACAACCAACACGAACAGCCGAGTTTATTATACTTGACTTTAACATATTACCTACTGGTGCAACATTTCCTGCTTAATATTATATTTTAAGGAAATTTTAGATATTTATAATAAAAAATACAATGGCAAATTTTACAGTTTCTCCTGGAGTAGCAATTAGCGAAATAGATAATACTTATTTAACTGGACAGCCAGTTCAAGCTGGTGCTGCTATTATCGGCCCAACAGTTAAAGGTCCTGTTGAAACACCTACTTTAGTAACTTCCTATTCAGATTATGTAACAAAATTTGGAGATACATTTATCAGTGGTGGTCAAGTACAATCTTATTTAACCTCAATTGCTGCTTACAACTACTTTAATTACGGAGGAACTTCATTATTAGTTGCCCGTGCAGTAACTGAATCAGCTAACTGGTCTTCTGCTCAAAGTACTACTATTTCAAATTATTTGAATGCAACTTCGGCATCATTTGTTTTAGAAACCATTTCTGAAGGTATTATCAATAATAATTCAGGTTCTAATACTCTAGGATCTAATGGAGCCCTTAATTCAGGTTCAGCTGATAATATTCGTTGGGAAATTACCAATTCAAATACTGGCTCAGGCACATTTAATGTATTAGTTCGACGTGGAAATGATATTGAAAATAACAAAGTAGTACTTGAATCATGGAACAACTTAACACTTGACCCTAACTCAAATCGTTACATCTCTCAAATTATTGGTGATCAAGTATTAAATTATAATTCTGTTACAAACCAAATGGAACTATCTGGAAGTTATCCAAATATGTCTCAGTATGTTCGTGTTAAAAGTGTTAGTTACTCAACACCAAATTATTTTGATGCAAATGGCATTGCAGTAACTGCTTATACCGCTTCTATCCCAGTAAATGGTAGTGGTTCAGCTGGTGGTTCATTTACTAGTGCTACGGGAACTACAAATAGCAATATTACAGTATATAATAATATTTCAACTAACACCCAAGGATTAATTGGTGCTAGTTATAATAATATGATTTCACTTTTAGGTAATGCTGAAGCATATCAGTTTAACTTGTTATTTACTCCGGGTTTATTGAATGATACTCATACATCTCAAGTTACAAGCATTAT